CAAAACACAATCGTGTCTGCCGCAGTGAGCGTGACGCCGTGCGATGCGGCTTGCGGTTGGATCAACAGGACTTTGGGATCGGCTGTTGTCTGGAAGTTCTTGAAGATCGACGCTCGCGCATTAGCGGATACATCACCGCTGATCACCTCGGCGCTGACGCCGTTGTCGTCCAGATACTTCTTCACCAGACTCAGGGTGTGTCGGTATGGGATGAACACCAGAACCTTGTGCACCGTCTCGTCCAAGACTTCTTGCAGCACGGCCAAGCGCGGAGTGACATCGAACTCCACCACGTTGGAGTCATCCGTGTAGACAGCACCACCTGACAACTGAAGCAGTCGTGACAGCGCGGCTGCCGCGTTGACTGTGCTGATCGTCTCCCCTGCGGCCTGGATCTGCATCTCCTTGAGCAGTTCCTTGTAGTACTTGTTGGCCTGTGTGGACAGCGGCACGATGCGCGTCTGGTACATGACCTCGGGCAAGTCCAAGCACTGGGCCTTCTCGTAGCGGATCGCGGGTTGGAGCGCGTCGAACACCGTCAGGCGCGAGTCGGTCTTGGGGAGCCACTTGAACTTGCTCACCTGATACAGCACCTTGTCGCGCCATGCGGACATGTAGCGCGGCACGTTGTCCGGGTTGACCATCTTGGCTAGACCGAATGCATCCATCGGAGACTGCGCCGCAGGAGTGCCTGTCATCATCCACAGGTACGTGTCTTTCCTGACCAGACGCGCCAAGGTCTTCCACCGCACGGTGCTTGGGTTCTTGTACGCGTTGGCCTCGTCCACGATGATCAAGTCGAAGCCGCCCTGTGCGATCTCTTTCTCAACGGTGTTCACGCCGTCGAAGTTGATGATCACGAACTCGTAGCCGCCCTTGATGATCTTGGTGCGCTTGTTGTATGAGCCGTGCGCCACGCCGCATGTGCGGTGCATGGCGGTCTTGAACAGGTCGGCTTGCCACGCGCTGTGCATGATCGACAGGGGGCAGATCACCAGAACGCGCTTGACCAGTCCCTGATCCATCAGGTAGTCAGCCGCCCAGATCGCCGCTGAAGTCTTGCCCGTACCCGCCTCGTTGAAACAGAACGCCCGTCGATGCAGGGTCAGGAAGCGTGCCGTGTCGCGTTGGTGGTCGAAGGGACTGAACATCCCTGGCCATTGATAGTCACGCTCAATCGGAGATGGAACCTTGATAGATGTGGGGGCGATCCTCGCGAGGCGTTGCGCCTCGTCCAAGCCCCAGAACATCGCGACCTCTGCCACATCGCCCCGCGTCTGCAAGACCTGTGACTTGTCGATGTAGCCCGTGACCATCTGCGCGATGTCGTTCGGGCAAGAAAAGATGAGAACTTTATCTTCGACTACTTTCATACTCACTCAACTAAAAAACCGGGGGTACGGCCCCCGGATCCGGTCAATCCTGTCACGGTAAGGAAGTTGGAGAGAACCGCCGATCAACTGATGTGGTTTAGGGACTGCTACCCATTCAGCACCTTAGTGCTAAGGCCCACTCACACCTTACGGCCTTTGCTACCACCCCGGCAACATTCTTATTATGCGGCCCGCGCAGCCAATGTCAAGTTACGCGGGCATTAGGATTTACACCTACTTAGCGTTTGCGTTCACGCTTGCTTGTCTCAGACACCAACGCTCTGGAAGAACTCCGCCGGAAGGAACGGTTCGCGCTCGGTGATTGGATCGTGTAGCCATCAGCGTTCGTACCGCCCTTGCTCAGAGCCTTCTTGTGCGCTATGTCTTTTCCTTCACGTGCATCAGCCTTGCCGTTGCCGTTGGCATCCTTGCCCTTCTTGTCGAGCGCACGGCGAGCGCGTTGGCGCTCCATCCGATCCTCGTGTTCCTCACGGGACTTCTGCTGCTGATACTCTTTCTTGTACGGTCTGGGTTTATTGACGTATGGCATCTTGTCGCTCCTTCATCTCTTTGAGCGTTACCACAAGTAGACGGCTCTCAGCCACAGCGCGGATCGCCTCGCTGATCGCTTGGTCAAGATCCCGTGCAAGCACCGCATCGTGTGTCCGCTTGAGGGCACGTTCGGCGTTCATGCAGGGCATCGCGTAATCAACAATCTGTTCAATCATCGCTCTTTATTGAACTCACAAGTTTTGACAGGACACCACGCGCACAGCGGGGTGGGATTCGGTTGCCATACGCCATTGACGTACGACAGGCGCAGTCGTTCAAGATCCCCGGCGAAGTCTGCCCACAAGTCTGCTTCGTCTGCTCGGTTGTATTCGCTCGTCACGAAGTGCTCGTGCGCCACGAATAGAAGCCCCGCCTTCACGTGATCCAACTGTGGGAAGTGTGCAAACGCCAGTAGCGCCATCAACTGCAACTGCTTAGGGTCAGGGTATTTATTACTCCCGGTTTTGTAATCCACGACATAGCCTTGCTCGTCGTCGATAACCAGCAGGTCAGCGATACCTCTTACCCAATAATCTTTAGCACCAAAAGTACACGGCTCACGCTCAAACGTAACAGCCATCCGGTGTTCGGGGAACTTCTCCCCGTCCATGTCCCGCAGAGGATCAAGTTGCTTCTGATACCTCTGATAGTTCGCCGGGAGTGGTGTGCCGTCTTTGACGTAGTTCTCAAGCGCGTTGTGAACTGATGTGCCGTACAACATTTGTTGCGTAGGACGTTTCTCAAACCGCTTGAGGACTTTGACCTCGTGATACTGTCTCGGACAATTCTTATAGTCCTTGAGACCGGAGTATGACCACTGAACGTTTTTGGGTTCCATGACTGAATCAGACTGGTAGTTTCGGTTCCCAAATCGTATCAGCAGTCCCCGTAGGTTGCACCTGCTTTCGCTTCACAGGCCACGGGCAGACCCTTGGCCCAGTCCGGGGCAATCGTCATGAACTCCGTGATGTCGGCAAGCGCCTTGTCGATCTGGTCGTTCGGTACAACAACCACCGCCGCATCATGCACCGTCAGCACCACCGGATACAGGGTACTGATCTTGATCATCTGGTCGGCCACGATGAGCCGCGCCAAGGCTTGCACCACGTTCTCGACTACCGACCCGCCCCAGATGCCGACCTCTCCCTTGCGAGAGTCATATACGATCTGGGACTTTCCATCTTTTTCGGAGCGACGGAGGTTCTGGTAGCGTATACGCAACCCGTTAGGAAGTATTACACCATCGTTGTCGTAGAACAAGCACCCGTGCAGACCCAGGGGTAGAGGCGACTTGATGCCCCCATCCATCATGGTTTCTAACATGGAGTCGGCCTCCCGCCACAAGTCGATGATCCGGTCGTTCTTCTCCCGGTACACGCCTACGATCCGCTTGCACTCATCCACCTCCAGATTCACGCTCACAGGTTGGGAGGTGGCCAGAGTGTGTTGGAGTTTGAGAGCGCCCGTGCCATAGCCCAGGCCCAGGATGCAGGTCTTGCCCACGAAACGCTCGGTTGCATCGGCCTTGGTTATCTTGCGCCCATACACAGACGAAGCGAAGATGGAGTACACGTCATCGCCACTGGCGAACTGTTTGACAACATCCTCCTGACCCGCAAGCCACGCCAGCACCCGCGCTTCGATCTGGGATGAGTCCGAGTTGATGACGGTGTAGCCCTCGGGCGGCAGGATCGCCTTCTTCAGCGCCTTCTTCTTGGGGTCACGGCTCGGCAGGTTCTGGAAGTTCACCTTGTCCGTGCCCGACCACCGACCCGTGTGCGCCCCGTAGTACTTCAGCGGGATGGGGATGTTGCCCCCGTTGCGCCGTCCGATCTCCATGAACCGCTTGATGCGGCCTTCTTCAAGCGTGGACTTCGTGCCCAGACGCACCGCGCACAGTTGTTGGATGAACGGGTCGTCATGCTCGGTCAGCGCGATGAACCCCTCGTCCTTCTTGGCAAGCGCGTAGGTCTCCTTGCCCGTGGTCGGGCTGATCTTCACGGGTGGCGTGATCCCAAAAGACTCAAGCACTTTGGCGAACTTCTTGTTGCTCGACAGGTTGGCGCGGACATCCTCCTCGGTCTCGCACTTCATCTGCTCCTTGAGTGAGCCGAGCAACTCGCTGCGCTCAGTGATCATCGCATCCAGTCGGGCTTGCAACGCCTCCTCATCCACGCACAGCATCGGATGTGTGAACATCCTCAGAGTCATGTCGATCAGCCGCAACTCGTCCATCGGGAAGTCCTTGGACATGATCTTGAACAACTCGTAGGTCAGCGACACGTCGTTGCAGCAATACTCACCATAGCGAGCCAAGTCCTCTGCCGAGAACTGGCATCGTGTCTTGCCCTTGGCGTTGATCACCTCCGTGCCCTTCTCCCCAATTTCGTAACGCAACGAGAGTTTGCCAAGTGACCCCCCGGCGTCCACGCCGTGAAGCGCACGGGCCATGCACAGGGTGTCGAGGTAGGCCATCGGACTGATGCCGAAATGCCAATGAAGGATCGCCCCATCGAACAGGGTGTTGTGGGCGAGCATGAGGTCTTCTTTCCAGTTGAACTGCAACAGCCATTTGCGCGTCTCGTCGCGGGTTCCCGAGAACCACTGGGGCTTGCCATCGTCAATCTGGACTGCGACACCGATCACCTCGAACCTCGGGTCGCGTATGTATTCTTCAGTTGTCAGCCGCGTCAGACTGAAGTCGTCGGCGTAGTACGTTTCAAAGTCAACTGTCAGCATGACTAAATAAACAATTTTTAAGACAAAAAAGGGGAAGCCTTGCGGCTCCCCCTGGTGGATCAGCGAGTCGGATTGGCGAACTCGTTCTTCTCAATGGCACGATCCAGATACCAACGCGCCTTGCGGAGATCCTCCAGACCATTGTTGGTTCCTTTGATCCCGGCGCGGCTGATGTACTTGACAACATTACCCAAGTGATAGCCCAGTCCCTTGGCCTCGATGAAGTCGATGGTCTCGATACCGCCCGTCTTGTAGTGCGGGGGATGGTTGACCGGATCAGCGATGGAGATGGTCTTGGTCGTGAGAGCAACGATTTCGGGAGGCACGGTCACGGTTGCCTTGAACTTGCGCGGACGGCCCACCGAACGCTTGACCTTGGCCTTGGCCTTGGGCGCAGCCTCGACCACTGGGGTCTCGGTCTTAACTTGCGTGTCCGACGCACCAGGCAACGTACCTTTCTTCTTCATCTGCGAGCGCAGAACATAGACGTACTGCTTAGGCATCTTGAACTTCTC